TCAGATCACTCGTCGGATCGAGGCGTATCGGTCGAGGGCGTCGAGCCGTTCGGCGGCGTGGTCGACGATCGGTTCGGGGTAGTCCGCGGGCCGGTTGACGCCGAGGCGGTGCACGAGCGTGCCGGGGACGCCGCGGAGTTCGGGCACCCAGCGACGGACGTAGTCGCCGTCGGGATCGAACTTCTCACCCTGCGTCGTCGGATTGAACACCCGGAAATAGGGCGCAGCATCGGTCCCGCAGCCCGCCACCCACTGCCATCCGTGCTGGTTGGACGCGAGATCGCCGTCGATGAGCCGATCCATGAAGTGGCGGGCGCCCCACTGCCACGGCAGGTGGAGGTCTTTGGTCAGGAACGACGCGACGATCATCCGCACCCGGTTGTGCATCCACCCCTCGGCGTTCAGCTGACGCATGCCCGCATCGACGATCGGGTAGCCGGTGCGGCCGTCGCACCACGCCCGGAACGCGGATTGCGCGGCGGCCCCGGTGTCGTGCGGGAGGCGGCGGAACTTCTCGTCGTACTCGACGTACGCGGTGTCGGGGCGGTGATGCAGGACGTCGGCGTAGAACTCCCGCCAGCACAGTTCGCTGCGGAACTTCGACGCACCGGAGTCGTTGCGGGTTCCGAGCTCGTGCAGGAGCGTCCGCGGATGCAGGCAGCCGGTCTTCAGGTATGCCGACATCCGGCTGGTGGCGTCGAGGTCGGGGCGGTCGCGGTCGGCGTCGTAGGTGTCGAGACGGTCGTCGACGAAGCTGCGCCATCTCGTCAGTGCGGCCCGTTCACCGCCGTTGCTGTCCGCGTCGACGACTGTCCGCCCGTCGAATCCCGACGGATCGATCCAGTCGACGGTCGTCTCGTCGGTCTGTGCGGGCGGCCGCCACCCGTGGTCGTTCCAGGAGCGCCGAAACGGCCCGAACACGCGGTACGGCGTGCCGTCGGCCTTGCGGATGCGGCCCGGCGCGACGGCGTACGGCGACCCGGTGCGGACGAGCGGCGTGTCGCCGAGGGCGTTCTCGACCTCACCGTCGCGACGTGCACCGTACGGCGTGAAGTCGGCCGACACGTGCACCGACGACGCCCCGAGTTCGGTGACGATGCGCGGTACCTGGTCGACGGGGTCTCCGCGCACAACGAGTAGCCGTCCACCGAGAGTCTCGTCGAGTGCGGAGAGGCAGCCCAGGAAGAAGTCGGTCCGCGGACCCGGTCGCGCGACACGCTCGTCGAGCACGAACACCGCCACCGCAGCGTCCGACTCCCCCGCCGCCGTCAGCGTCGGCAAGTCGTGCACGCGCAGATCGCGCCGGAACCACACCACCGAAAGATCCGCGATCTCCGACTCCTGTCCTGGTCTGCGCACACCCGGGCCGCGTACGTTTGTTACGGTAGTCGTCGCACGGTCACACCGTGCAGCGCCGATGTAGTTTAGTGGTAGAACAGCAGCTTCCCAAGCTGCGAGTGCGGGTTCGATTCCCGTCATCGGCTCAAATAACAGCAGGTCAGACGCGGTAAATGTGCGATAATCGCACCATGTCAACACTCCGTGTCAACACACACACGCAATTCGGCCAGGTCAGACGCGGGTGCACCATCCCGCGTGGTGTCAACTGATGGCGTCGATCAGGCCACACCGGGCAGCCAACGGAGTCGTCACCTACCGCGTCCTCTGGCGACAAGACGGGCGACAACGCGGCCTCACCTTCACCGACCTCACGTCGGCCGAGCGGCACCGCGGCAACATCGAGCGCATCGGAGCGTCCGCCGCCCTCGACATGCTCGGCATCGCCGACAGTGGCGAATTGACCCTGCGGGAATGGCTCGACGATCACGTCGCCAACCTCCCCGGCATCATCGAGGGCACTCGGCGGCAGTACAGGCGGTACGTCGCACACGACCTTGCAGACCTCGGACGGCTCCCCCTCGCCGCCGTCACCGAGGCCGCCGTCGCACAGTGGCTCCAAGGCATGGAGCAGCCTGTCGGTGCCGACGGCAAGCCGGGTAAGCGGCCCAGCAGCAAGACCCTCCAGAACAAGCACGCCTTCCTCTCGGGCGCGATGAAGGCCGCCGTACGCGCCGGGAAGATTGACCGGAATCCGTGCGACGGACAGCGGATCATGCGGTCCGAACGCCGCGAAATGGTCATGCTCACGCGCGCCGAGTTCGACAAGGTGCACGCGACGATCGGGCGGGAGCTGTGGGCCGACCTCGCATTGTGGCTCGTGTCGACCGGCATGCGATTCGGAGAGGCGACAGCGCTCGCCCCGTCCGCAATCGACCTCGACGAGGGGACGTGCCGGATCACGCGCGCATGGAAGCGAGGCAAGGACGGCTGGGAGATCGGACCGCCGAAGTCACGCCGCTCCGTGCGGACCATCAACCTACCGCCGCAGGCCGTCGACATCGCCCGCCGGAGGATCGCCGATGGTGGCGACCTGGTCTTCGTCGTGAGCACTGGCGCGCGCTGCCGTCAGCAGAACTTCTTCAACGAAGGGTGGGCGCCCGCCCGCGGCGTCTTGGGCACGGATCGTGTGCCGCGCATCCACGACCTGCGGCACACGTGCGCGTCGTGGATGATCGGTGCTGGCGTGCCACTGGTGGTGGTGTCGCGTCACCTTGGGCACGAGGACATCACGACGACGGCCAACGTCTATGGTCACGTGGATCGGGAGTCTGGCGCGGCGGCTGCCGCCGCGATCGGGAGAGTGCTCGGGTGACGGAGGGTATCCTCGGGCGTCCGTGCGGGGTCGTGCAACGACGAAAAGCCCCCGACCTCCGCGTGATGCGGAAGCCGGGGGCATTGTCGTGCTTGGGGTCGACCAGATCAGCTGTACTTAGTCTTCGGCGTCACGTCGACGGCGACCGGTCCGCCCGCGTTGACGGTGATCGTCGCGTCGAGCGCCTGCCCTCGCAGGAACGTTGACCCGTTCCAGATGCCGTAGTGCGTGACATTCGTCGACGCCGGGACCTGTAGGTTCACCGCTGACCCTTGAGCCGTGGCCTGTGTACCGTCGTCGGTCGCCGCCGCCCACGTCGTGTTGGCCGACGCCGGTGTCGTCGCGATCGCGTTTGCACCTGTCGTGCCGGGGTCCGCTGAGTGCAGGGTGATCTTTCCGCCCATGCCGCCGATCGCGTCTGCGACGGCCTTCCGGTGTGCTGCTGTCTTCGCCATGTCATTCCTTCTCTCGTGAGGTTCGGCCCGGACTGCTGATACAGGTGATCCCGCGGGCGATTGATGTGGAGCCGTCAGCGGCGACGCGGACGACGTCGGCGATGAACTCGAACGCCGGTGCGTCCGGGTCCGCGAACGGGGCGTAGTCGTAGTCGGCGAGATCCACGCCGATCACTGCGCCGTCAGCGCTCGCAGTCGCGCTCGTGATGGCTGACCCGGCCGGGACGATGACTGCACCGGGGCGTGGGCTGGTGCGGGTTGTGTGGATCATGCGTATTGCTGCCTCGCTCGGATGAACACGCGGCCTGCTGCGCCTGCACCACCACGGGTGCGGGACCCGAAGATGCCGCCGTTGCCGCCCGCGCCCGCTGCTCCCGGTGCGGTCGCTGCACCGCCGTTTCCGGTGCCGCCGTTGCCGCCGGTGTGGGTGACGCCCTGCCACGTGGTGTTCCCGGGAGCGGCGCCGTTCTGTGTCGACGTCTTCCCCGACCCGCCGGGCGACGTCAGCGCGAACGCCTGGCCGGTGTGGACTACCGACGACGCTGTGCCGGGGTTCGGTGATGCGTGGTCGGAGTTCGCGGCCTGTGCGCCACCCGACCCGACCGTCACCTCGAGGGTGTCGGCGTACTCGCCGATCTGAGATACCGATGATCCCCAGCGGTTGACACGCTCGATCGTGGTCGTCGCCCACGCGGCTGCGTTGCCGCCCTTGCCTGCCGAGTTGATCGCGCCGTTGCCGGTCTGTCCCGATGCGCCGCCGCCGATCACGACGATGTCGAGGTGAGTGGCCCACGCCGGGATCGGGTACACGAACGAACCGGCGGTCGAGTATGTGGCGTCTGCAGAGGCGTGCGACGTCCACCGCGCTGCGCCACTGTCCTCGCCTGCTGCGAGGTCGAGGCCGGACGTGTGCGCAAGGAGTGCAGCGAGGTCGAGGCCGGTCCCTGAATCGGCTCCCGCCAGGTACGCGAGGATCGTGGCGAGGTCGGTACCTGTGCCGGTGTCGACGCCGGTCGCTGCCCACTTCTCGATCCACGACGCCGCATCGGACCCGAGACCGGCGTCGGTGCCGGTGACGATCGCTCGCAGGATCGCAGTGTCGAGGCTCGCCCCGGTGTCGGTTCCGCTGAGCGCGGCGACGATCAGCGCTACGTCCGTCCCCGTCGAGACATCAGTTCCGAGCAGGTGCGCGACGAGTTCGCCGACGTCTTCGCCGATGCCCCCGTCGATCGCCGCACGAGCGATGACCGTTCTCCACCCTCGGACCGGGTCGCGGGTCGTCGGCCCGGCACTGCCCGCCCAGCCCTTGCGCGGGGTGAGCGTCGGGCCGGTGGGTGACCAGGTCATCAGGCGACCGGTCGGAACATCGCGCACACGTCGACCTGGCCGCGTCCGCCATTCCCGCCTGCGCCAGCTGATTGTCCGAGCGCCGCGTTCCAGTCACCGGCCCCACCGCCACCGCCACCCGGCGCGCCACCGTTGCCGCCGCGCTGCTGCCCAAAGAGCCCATAGACTGCGCCGCCACCACCGCCACCGGCACCGCCCGTGGTGTAGTTGCCCTTAGTAATGCCGTGCGCACCGTTTCCTGCAGGTGTGACAGATCCCCAGTACCCAGAGTCGCCAATACCCGCAGACCCACCCGCAGCCCCAGAGGACGACTCACCAACCCCGCCCGGCGAGATCCGCCGGTCATGCGAGATCGAGTGACTATGACTCCCAGTCGAGGACGTGCTGCCCGTATTCGCGGAGATTCCGACGACGATCAGCAGGCCGCCGTCGCCGCCCGACCCCGGTGCCGCCGACGACGCCAGGTCGCCGAAGATAGTGGGGATCGCCGAGGTACCGGGGACCGAGACGACTAGGTTTCCAAACTTCGATACGCCGCCGTCAGAACCCAACCCGGTACTGTTCGCCGGACACCCAGCACCGCCCTGCCCGACAATGATGGTCTGAGACGTACCCGCATCGGTCGGCGAGATTCGGTCGCAGATTCGGCCGCCGCCTTGACCTCCTGTGCCGCCGTCCGTGGAGCGAGCACCACCGGTTCCGCCGCCGTAGACAGTCACGAGGTAGTGATCGACTTCGTATCCAGTGGGTACGACGTGCGCCGCTGGTGTCCACGTCGTGGTTCCAACTGACGTGTAGGAGACGAGGTGGTAGGCCATGTCGTCGAGGACACCGACGGTGATCGCCTGACCACCGAGGCCTGTCGACACCTGCTGCTGCGTCGTCTCGGTAGTGTCCTTGAGTCCACCCAGATCGGAGATGATGTCGGCGAGCGTGCCGCCGACGACCGGGATACCGCGCAGTGCACGGAGCAGCGCGTCGATCAAGTCCTGCACGAAGTCGTCGATCCCGGCGAGCGCGGACTCGAGCCCGGCGACCATCGCCTTGGGGATCGAGCCGAGGACAGCGGCCGGATCGTGCAGCAGCTTGTCGAGCAGTGTGTCGAGCCCTGCGGCGTTGTCCTCTCCGAGGCCGAGCAGGTCGCCGATCGCGTCGGCGAAGTCGCCGATCCGGTCGCCGATCTCGCCGACCGATGGGATACCGAGCGCGGTGAGAGCCTGGTCGATGAGGTGCTCGATCCAGTCGCCGAGGTTGCCGAGCGCGTCGAGGAGTCCGGTCACCCACTGCTGCGGGATCGACGTCGCCGGCTTGCGCAGTGCGGCGTCGTCCCACCAGATCGATCCGGCTGTGACGACGTCCTCGGTAATCAGCGTGAGCGTCGCCAACGTCGCACCAGCTGGTGTAGTCGCCGACCCGGACAGCTTCACCCAGTCCGACGACGCGGCCGGCGACGTCTTCGACGCGATCACGGTCTCAGCGAGCATCGTCTCGCCGTCCCACCACCGGACCGCGAGCTTCCACGCAGCAGCCGACGACGACGTCGCCACACCGGACCACTTCGCCCACACCTCAGCGTCCAGCTCCTGGCCCTCGGCGACCTGCACCGGCGTCGACTGCTGCAGACCACGCACGCCCGCACCCGTGAACCGAGCCGATCCGGCCTTCGTGCGGCCGACAGCAGCGTCGTACAGCCAGCCCTCGCCGACAACCATCGAATCGGCGCCGTCAAAGTCAGGATTGGCGAGCAGATTCGGTGTGTCCGTGGACAGCCAACCGATCGGAATGACGCCTTGTAAGAGCGCCTGCGCCCCCTTCGCGATGTCGCCCAGAATCGGAACCTCGCCGATCAAGTCGATGAACGGGTCAAAGTCCCCAGTCAGCGCGGACGTCACCGCATGGACAAGTTCACGAATGATCTCCAGCGGATCACCCAGCGGCAGCAGCTTGCCGTTCCAGTCGCCCTCAATCAGGGCTTCCCAGTCTTCCCTCGTCATCCCCGAGAAGTCCGCGAGACCACCAGTGACGCCGTTCGACAGATTGGCCGGGATAAAATACTGGCCGAAATTGGTGCCCGCAGCGGGCAGATTAGGTGTGGTCATCGCCGGTCCTCCTTCTGTGCACGCACCACAGTCCAGATCAGATGCGCGATCGTCACAGCCAAACCGAAGTACAAGACGAACCGAATCTCATTGCGTCCCCAGTACGCCGAGCCGATCCACACCGACACCGCGACCTGAGTCGTGAACGCAGCCAGCGCGAACGCGAGATACAGCACCGCCCGTCCGCCGCGGGTGGCCTGCCATCGAGACCTCAACCCGTACAGGGCGACCAACACCCACGACAGGGAGGCGATGACAACGATCGCCACGTTCGCCCCGATACGCTCGGGAAACATCGGCATGATCGCGAGGGCCGCGGCCGTCGTAGTCACAGCGCCAGCAATAGCGCGCCTCATGCATGCCTCCTCTTCATCGCCAGATCGATCGACTCGCCGAAGTGGTTTCGTGCCCGCTGCTCGCGGCCTTTCGCTGCCAACGCGAACGCCTCCGGCCCGCGGGCATGGATCGCATCGCGTTTCTGCTCTGCAAGGTCGGCGGCTTCACGCGCATGCTCAACCTCCGGCGGCGAGCCCTCGCAACTCCACGGCCACCTCATGACTGAGGTTCCCGATCGAAGAGTCGCTGCACGGACTCGGCCACGGCGGTTCCAGTACGGGCCGCGTCGAGGAGCATCCCGTTCTGTCTCAGCAGTTCGGCGTTCGCGTCGTCATCGGCTGCCGACTTCCGCTTCAGTTCGACGATCTGCTCGTCCTTGAAGCGGATCTCTCGGTCGTGAGTGCGGCGAGGGATCAGCCAGCCCCTCAAGATCATGACAACCACCGCAGCCAAGAGTGCGCCCGATCCCAGGTCGGCCCATGGGAGCGGCGGCACTACTCGCCCTTGCGGTGTCGACCGCCGCGGGTGTTGGCGGCGGCGAGTGCTGTACCACCGCCACCGAGGAGGGCGGCAACCACAGCCAGCCAGAGGGACGCTTCGGTGTCTGACACGACGCCATAGACGACACCGATCGGCACGAGTGCAGTGAGGACGGCGTAAATCCGCTGACGAGCAGCGGGAGTCAGGGCGATCATGCGGTCACCACCTTGATAGCGCCCGACGGATCCCACTCGAGGCGGCCGTGCTCGAAGTCCTGCACGCGCCCACCGGTGCCGTTGTCGCGCTCGTCCGACGTCGGCCAGCCAAGCGGCCCCGTCTCGAACCCCTCCTTCGCCCACCGGTCACCGATCACACCACGCACCGGGAACCCCGGCTGGTCGCCCTGTCGGTAGATCACGCCGCCCTGGAACGCCTGCACCGCTCCGCCCTTGACGAGCGTGTGACGGCGGACCGGGTAGCCGAGGAACCCCGCCTCCCACCGGTGACCTGCCCACGTCTCGAAGATCCGCATCGGCACCGCGACAGCGCCAGTCTTCGGATTCCAGTACACGTAGCCGTTCGCGAACTGAGCGAAACGACCCTCGCCGTCCGGCGTCTTGATCTCACCCTTGGTGACACGCTCCCCCAGCCACGATGCCGCGACCTTCGCCTCAGCGTCGATCGCGTTCACAACTGGCTTCACTACCTCAGTTGGTGCGCCCTTCGCGTAGCCGATGACCACGTCGTACGGGAAGTTCGGTCCGGGATCCGCGTGGTCGGTGCCGCCCCACACGCGGGTGTCGACGTGACCGAGGATGCCTGGAAGTCCGGCGGCGGTCACCCTGCGAAGAGGAATCCGGTACTTGTCGGACCAGTAGCGGAGAACTCGGCCGACCGAGCGGAGCATCTTGTCCTGGGCGAGCCATTCAGCACGCGACTGCGATGCGTTGCCGACGACGCACAGGTTCAGCAGAATGTCGTTGCCCTTGTTGCCGGTCGACCAGGTCTGCCAGTCGTCGGTGTTCTCGCGGATCACCTTTCCGTCGACGCCGACCATCACGTTGTAGCTGCCGGACTGTGTACGAACCTGGTAGCTGACGACGTCGTCAGCGGTGCGCGAGGTAGCGGTCGCGGACTTCCCTGACTCGGTCGTGTGGATGCAGATTCCGACCAAGCCGGATGTCGGGCGCGGTCGCCCGAACCCGAACTCTTCTGACCTGTCGCTGTCGTAGTAGGTCACTATGGCCTCCTGGATGAAATGGCCCGCCGAATCTCGGGGCCTATTTGATGTGAAGTGGTGTCTGGATCAGATGTCGGTCAGCGTTTCCGTGAAGCTCCGCGCTTCCCGCGACGGCGCTCCACCTCCGCCAAGTACTCCTCGTGTTGCTCACGCGCCAGCCGCTTTATCCGGTCGCGCGGATCCTCCACGCCCTCGACACCATCGCGGTACACCCACAGACCGGCTGCCGAATCCTTGTCGATCGACGTACCCGGCTGGTAGTCCTTGATCGGCTCGCAGCAGATCCGGATACCGACCTCGACCTGATGTCGTGCGACCTCGAGCCAGTACTCCGGGCCCATCACCATCGGTGCGCCGACGACGAGCGGGAGCCCGACGAACGTCGCACTGATGCGGTCGATCTGATCGTTCAGTTGGTCTTCGGTCAGATCCTTGTACGGGACACAGGCGTCGCACACTGTCACCACACTCCCAGCATTGAGGCCGCCGAAGCGGTGTCGGAGATCATCTTGATGATCGTTTCGATCGGGTCGCGGTCAGCGGGTGCACCGAACTCGGCTTCCCACTGCGCGAAATGGTCTGCCGCCCAGTTGAATGTCGTCTTGCTGCAGCGCTCTACGTGGATCTCGCCGGACTCGTCGCCCGCGATCTCGAAGCTGCCGCGGTCACCCTTGTAGAAATGGCCCGAGCCTTTCCAGCCGACAACGTACGGGCCGCCAACCGATGTCACCTTCCCGTGCCGTTGCCGCTCCGTAGCCTTCACGCCCGACCGGACCGCCATCAACGACGACAGCGTGTACGCCTTACCTGGCAGGTCAACGTGGTACTCGAGATAGTGCGACGAGCCTTGCTGCGCTATTCGATGCGGCAACTTCACCGAGATCCACGCAAGTACCGTGTCCGTATAGAACGGCTTCAACACCGCGTCTATCGCGCCACCCTGCGGCCCGATCCCGTACCCGCCGACATTCAGATTCGATGTCACCAAGTCGCCAAGCGCCTGCACCCCGGCGCTGATCGCCTCATTCACGCCCGGCGCACTCTGTCCGCCGCAGTTGATGATGATGCCCTTCGATGGCGACGTCGTGAACTCAGTCTCGGTCGGATAGTCAGCCGGGAAGTGGGCGAACGGGAAACCCTTCGGCGTCTCGAACATCGTGCTGTAGAACTGTGATGGCCACTGCGGTTCGCCGGTCAGCTCGACCTCGATGTCCTCGAACATGTCGCCGATCGATTCGCGAATCGTGCGAGTCATCCCGTCGAAGATCGTGCCGCCATTCGCAGCACCCTCGCGGTGTCCGGACTTGTCGACAATGTCGACGACCAGCGCACCGTCCTTGATGTCAGCGCCAGGCCACGGCTCCGGATCCCCGGCACGGTAGCGGCGAGTGACGACCGACATTTCCGCATCCGACATGATCGGCGATGCGATGTCGTGCCACTTCCCCCAGCGGGACATGAACAGCGCCCACGTCGTCCCGTCCGCCAAGTCCTGCAACAGCGTCGTCGGCTTGATGACGATGTCCCAGTTCGACATGTCCAACCCGTCCAACCAGGTCATCGGGTTCATCGGATCGTCAGGGATCTGCCAGATGCTCGAGTAGATCCGCAACAGATTCAGGAACAACGCCGTCTTCAAAGTCCAGATCGCCGGCCCCGCCAACAGGAAGATCCGCGGGAACTGGAAGATCGCAGGCAAGAACGGATTCGACCAGCAGTCGACCCACTTCAGATTCTCGTAGTCGGTGAGGAACGTGACGACCAAGAGACGCTGCCCCTTCGCATCCTTCTTCACCGTCTTCGAGTCGTAACGCCCCGACAACCGGACGCCGTTGTGCTCGACATCGACGTGGAAGTTCTCGCCCTCACCGCGCGACATGCGCCCGCGGTCGTCGTTCATCCACTGCGCGACCGGGTGATCAAACGCCAACGTGAGTTCAATGCTGCCGGTGTCGTTCTCGTTGTCCTCGGCGTGAATCGACACGACATCGAGCAGCAGATGTTGCAGTCGTTGCTGTCCGTCGAACACGAACGTTCCGGGCGGCGTCTCCCGCATCGCCTCGACACGACGATCCTCAGCCTCGGTCGCCTCGCGGATTGCGTTGCACTGATCGAGCAGCGACATCGTTGGAGCAGTCATCTACAGCTCCATTCCGATGAAGCGCGACCACAGTCGCGGCATGTGAACCTCAGCGCGGGCGCCCGACGACGGCGCACCGGTCACCGAGATCGGGAGTTGAGTCAGCGGCGTGTACGGCGGGATGTCGAAACGGACCCAGTTGCCGTTCATGCGGCCCAACAGATTCGCACCGGTGAGCGTCGACGCATGCAGCTTGCGGCGTTCACGCGTGATCCGCGCACCACCATCAGCGACCGTCACATCGACAGTCACCGTCCGCGTCGCCTGCTCGCCCGCCGGGACACGAGCACCCTCCGGCCCTTGCCACGACGGATCCGGAAGCACCCACTTGCCCGGCGTCAGGATCCACGTGTGGCGGCACGGCGTATCCGTCGGATTCGACACAGTGACAGTCCCACTGCCACTACTGTCTGACGTCTCAAAGAAATCCACTTCGGTGCCCGAAGTCGGCAGCGGTTGCGGGGCACGCAACTCGTACACGATGTCGAAGATCGCATTCGTATACGGGTCGCGCTCCATCTTCATCTCCGGTGCCGCCTTCAAATGGGCGTCCAGAGTGCGGACACCCGACAGTGTCGAGTTGACCTCCACCTGCGGAAGACGCGCAGCGGGGTTCCACGGATCGCGGCGTGACGAGAATGCACGCCGGAAGTCAGACTCAAGGCGACCCGCCTGCTTCGACCCGGACAACTCCTCGGCGATGTACAGGCCGATCGTCATATCGCGCGGCTTGTACCGCTCGCCCGAGAACACTGCACCCTCAGTGTCCTCTATCCAATCCGTCTCCATTGGTGCGTCCATCAAGCCATCACAACTCGACTCAGCGATGGTGATCCACGGATTACGCTGCGATCCCCACACTGGAAACCGTGTGCCGTCCCCCGCGATGAACGTGACATCAAAACCGGGCATCAGACACGGCCCCCCTTACCGGCCGCAACCAGCCGTCGATTCTTCTGCCGTTGCTTATCGGCGAAATCGCGATCGTCCCGGGCAGGCTGAACGCCATTCGGACCCTGAGCGACGACCACCTTGATCAGTTGGTCGAGCTTCGCGACGATCGCATCCGTCCCGATCCCCGACTGGAAATCACGACGCACCATCTGCTCGAACGCCGACGTCTGCCGCGGCGACAACACCCGCTCAGGCGTATTGATGTTCTTCAACATCAACCCCTTGCGAGGAGCGATACCGCCCTGGTCGTACCAGTTGTTCGCCTCGTGAAACGCCTTCGCATCCACCGGCGTCTTGTACCGGCCATCCACGTACTTGTCGAAAGCCTTCGCCTGCAACGCCGGATCGGTCGTCTTCGGGTCGACACCAGCCGCCCGATACACGTCCTCACCAGCCTGAATCAGACCCCAGTACTTGCCGTTCTGCGCATCCGGCTTCCACGTCGACTCCTTGTTGACGATCCAATCCGTCGCCGACCACTGATCGCCCGACCGCCACGCCTCACGCAAACCGCCCTTGAACGCGGCCTTGATCGCATCCACCGACGACAGCTTCCCGACGCCCGTGTCCTCGCCACGCTTCGGTCGGTGAGTACCCGGATCACGGACACCCTTGCCAGGCGTGATCGTCGCCGTCGTCGTCTCCGACGCCTTCAGCTTCTCCAGGTCCTCCTTGGCCTGCTTCGCCTCCCGCTCAGCCTTCTCGGCCGCAGCCTTCGCCGCCATCCGCGACGACTGTGACGACTTCTTGTTGGCCTCCACCTCCGCGAGCCGCTGCTTCGCGACCTTCAGCGCGGTCTCCTTGTCGGTGACCTTGTCCTCGGCCTCACGCAGCTTCTTCGGATCGACAGGCTTACCGGACGTCGTGTCCTTCACCGGCAGACCGGCCCACGCGGCCAATGCGCCGGGCGAATCATTGACGCCGAACACGTCGAGAATGTCCTTGATCTGACCCGACACGCCCGTCTTCACGACATCGCCGACCAGACCCGAGATCGTCGACTCCTTCGACACCGTGTCCGGTGTCGACGTTGTCGTCGGCGAATCGGTAGTCGCAGACGGAGCATCTGTCGTCGAATCGAGCGTCAGAGTGCCGACCGCATTATCCAGAGCCTGCGCCACCGTCAGATACCAACGGTCAGTGAACTGCGGATGATCCGGCCCCACCGGACCGCCGACCATACCGCCGCCGTTCTGGCCGCCCATCTCAACATTCACGTCATCCGGCAGTCGACCGATCGCATGGCCGCCACCCGGACCGCCGTTGTAGTACGCGACCCGCATGTCACCCGACTTGCCAGCGCCACGCTGGTATCCCATCGCCGGAAGATCTGACCCCATCGACCCTGTCGACATGCGGCCGCCGAACGGCGGCAGGCCAGCAGCAGCACGCGCAGGCGCCGAAACAGCTCCGGAGCAGTCGCCCCAGTTCACGCCGCCCCAGACGTACGGTGCGCCTGTCAGAGGGCGTGACGCCCCGTGTCCACCGTCGACCAACTCCCTGAGTTGCTTGCCGTTGAACCCACCGTCAGCGAACCGGGTGATTCCGTCGGCCCCTGCTGACTTGAGCAGCTTCGACACCGCACCGCCAGCGATCCCACCGAGCAGCCCCGAGACGGACCCGTCGCGCGGGATCAGCTCGAGCCCGAACATTCGCGCGACCGCCGCCAGGATGTCCGTCGACCGACGGCGCTTCGACGGCGCGAGCGGGATGAAGGCTTCGCCATGCGTCGACGGCTCCGCCCACTGCACCAGGCCGCCGCCAGGATCAGCCTGCTGAATCAGCGCACGGTCCGGGAGCGTGTCACGCACGCCGCCGTTCGCGTACGCCTCCGCTGCACGGATACCGCCCGCCGCATACCGACGGATCGACCCGTCAGCGTTGCCGCCATTGGCGGCCTGCGCTGCCGCCGCAGCGGCAGCAGCAGCCGGATTCAGCGCCCCCACCGCAGTCACGACACTGATGACGGCACTTCTTTCGCGCGCAATCTGATTCAGCTTGTTCTCGACAGTATCCGCACCCTGTTCTCGGACGAGAATCAATTTGTCATTGTCGTTCACAACCTTGAGGCCGATCTGCTCCAGCAGCGCATTCACACCGGGGGCGAGAGGGGCCGTGATCTCGATGTCCTTCTTGTTGTCCTTGTTGACCTTCACGCCCAATTCGTCGAGAAGAGTGCGGACTGCACCCGCACCCTGCGTCGTAACACTAATCGACTTCATAGGCGGAATCTGAGTAACCGCATCGATGACAGTCTGGAGCTTTGCTCCCGCTTCTCCGGTGACGTCAACCTTGATTGCCTTCTGGCCGTTCTCGATGACCTCCCGATACTTGATCCCCAGCCTGTCCAACACAGGCAGGGCCGCCTTGATCTGGTCATAGCCAATAGCGACTTCCTTACGTCCTGGGGTCGCGATCATCGCCGCCCTAATCGCCCCCAGCCCCTGGACCGCCTCCGGTGCCCCAGTCAGCTTCACCATCAGATCGATGTTGTCGCCACCACCGAAGCTGCCGTACAACTCGCGGATCTTCTCGATCGGCTTGTTGGTCGCATCAGCGAGAGCCTGCAACGTCGCCTCGATCTCACGGTTCGTACGGGAGATCGCTGCACCGTCACCAGTGGACGCGACCTGCTGCTGCTTCTGCGCGAGATCATCGAGGATCGAATACAGCTTGCCGCCAGTCACCCCCATCTCGTCCAGATTTCCCTTGGCATCGAATGCCGCCGGACCAATCTCCTTCGCAGCCTCGGCGGCCTGACGGATCGACTCACCCATCTGGCGCATTGCGTCGGCTTTGTTCCGCGCCGGATTCAAGGCGTCCATCGCAGTCTTGATCGCCTTCAGCTTCGACTCTGCGGTGGCCGACTTATCGCCGAGTACGTCGATTGCTTCTCCGAATTCGGCGACTCCATGCGTGGTCATCCTTGCGATCGCCTGCTGCTTCTCAAACTCAATCCTGTAGCCCTGCAAAGCAGCAATCGTGTCTGTGCCCACCCCTAGAGATTTCAGGGATGATACAAACTGATCCCACGACTGTTTCGTGCCGGAAATCCTAGCAGTCAACTGGGACATTGAAAGGCCCATTGAATCCATAGCTTCCTTTATGGAAGTTGCTCCAACTCCGGTCTCTGCAAGAGGTTTCTTAAATGCGCCACTAAACATATTCGTGGTCAATTCAGAGACAGTATCCAGGCTCTTGACTGACATGTCGATCTGCTCCGACAATGCGCTGAATACGTTGTCGTCGACCTCGCCGCGCGAGGCCCTGAGGGCGACCTTGACGTTGGTGACTGCCGTGGCGTATTCATCAGCCCTCTGTTTCGCTTCGGCTGCCTGCTCCTTGTTCTTCTGTATGTGGGACGTGAGCGCCATGACGCCGACCGTTGCGCCAACCATTGCGACACCCCACGGGCCGCCCATCATGCCCATGAGGCCAGCGCCGGCCGAACGCATACCCGCCATGCCTGCGGAGGCCACCCCGGCGGTTCGCGAGAAACGCTGGGCACCCGCCGCACCCTGCGCGTACGCCTGCCGAACTGTCGAGCCGAACGTTTGCGTCTGCCGAGCCGCAGCAGCCTGAGCTGCCGTCATCCCCGCCTGGGCCGCTGTCGCACGAGTCGCAGCAGTCGTCGATGCCAAACGGGCCTCGGCAACACGAGCCTCAGCCGCAGCAACCTGCCCGGCCGTCGCGCCAGCAGTCGCGCGAACACGCGCAAGGTTCTCTTCCGCGATCAGCACCTTCGCGGCTGCCGTCGCCGCGACGTTCTGAGCCTGCGCCAGCCTGGTCGATGCCGCCGCCAGCGCGGACTCCGACTCGGCCGACAGTGCCGACGCACGAACAAGGCCCGACAACTTCTGCGTCACGGTCGACGTCGCCGTCGACACCCTCGACATCAGGGTCGGCATCGTCTTGAAGGCCATCCACCCGATGAGCGCCGCGCCCACCAGGGCAGGCTGCGCTTCCATCAGGTCAGCGATCCCCGACAGCACGGGCTCCAGTGCCGATAGGACGGACGCGACACCCGATATCCCGGCCATCGCGACCTGCCACGTGCCGACGCCGAGGCTCGCGGACACGGATGCGATCGACGTCGCGATCCGGATCACCGTCGGCGCGAGCTGCTGCCCAGTGCTGATGAGCTGCATGAACGTGTCGCGCGTCTGATTGACGACGCCAGAGCCCTGGAGAGCCTTCCACGCCGCCATCGCCGACGCCTGGATCTTCGGCCCGAACTCCGTGACCGCCTTCGACGAGATCGTCTGGACGAAGGCACCGACCTTCGGCTCAAGCTGGTCGATCGCATCAGTGATCCCGGAGAATCCGCCCGGCAACGCCTTGAAGATCGGTTCGAGCGCCGTCGCGCCGATGCGGCCCGCCGCGGCCTTCATGTTCTCGAATGCGCCCTGGACCGTCTGGCCCATCTCCTCCGCGCCACCACCGACCTTCTCGGTCATCACCTTGGCGAAGTCCTCGAACGACACCTTGCCGTCGGAGACCATCTTGGACGCTTCTTCGGTGGTCACCCCGTAGTTCTTGGCGAGTTCGGGGAGGATGCCGATCTGGCGCTCCATGAGCTGGTCCAGGGTCTCGCCGTCGAGCTTGCCCTTCGCGGCGATCTTGCCCCAGATCATCCCCATGTCGTTGAGGTCGGTGCCCGCGATCGCCGCGCTGTCGGCGACCAGGCGCAGCGTCGATTCGAGCTGCTGGCCCGGCTTGATACCGGCGGCCACCATCGTCCCCGCCAGACCCGCGGCGTCGCCGAGACCGAAGGCAGTGCCCTTCACCGCGGCGAGGGCGTTCTTCATGATCGACTCGACTTCTTCGCCCGACGAGCCGAGCGCGCGCAACTTGGCCTGAGCCTGGTCGATGGTGTTGAGTCGGGAGAAGCCCTTCGTCAGCGCGAACCCGATACCACCGAGCGCGGCAGCCCCAGCGGTCGCCACCCCGCCCTTGAGTGCCGTGCCGAGCGCCGACGACATCTTCGAGCCCATCGACTTGCCAGCCGCCGCGGCGTCACCGTCAGCCTGACCGAGAGCCCGCTTGATCGCGGGCCCCATCTTCGACGTCTCGGCCACTAGGCTCACGTAACCCACTGCAAGCTCCGGCATGGGCATCCTCCGATCAGATGAGGTGCGCCAACCGGCGCGGAATGTCGTGAAGCGCGAGTACTCTCAGCGCATGAAGAAGTGGCTCGCCGCGATCGCCGCGGTCATAGCAGTTGTCGGAATCCAGGGATGCGGCAGCGAATCAAGCGGGCCGGACCCGTTCACCATCAAGGCCGACGTGTCGATGATCTTCTCCGGATACGGAGTGCTCACGATGGAACCGGAGCATTGCGACACTGTGACCACCGAGAACGGTCGATGGCAGTCTGACGTGCCTGTGATCTTCAAGCAGGGCGAACGCGAGATCGGGACCGGCGGCGTGATCTCCGACCTCGCTGATATAGATCAGAGCACCGGATACCGTGTGTGCTCCTACACCGTTTCCGGCACCGTCACCCCGAAGGACAACAGCTCGATCACCGCCGAGTTCTCCGACGGTGGCGAATGGTCGCAATCGATCCACGACTGGCAGACAGGAGAGTCTGCGTTCATCTACCAGTCGTCGTTGGACGCCTCGGACACTACCGACGCTGGTTTCTAGCCACCACCCGCAGCTTTCTGCCGGGCGCCCTCCCTACCCTCGCAGCGACTCTGCGACAGCCCGAGCGTCTTGAACCTCGGTGGACTCGGCATTACCTCCGGCCGGACTGGCGCTAGCGCTGGGCCCGTACTCCGCTGGTAGATACCCTGCCAGCGCATCACCTTCGAGGTCGTCGAGCAGTCCCATGCGCATGAGATCCCAGAACCGCAGCGAGGAGAGTGCGGTCGCCGACTTCGCCGCAAGCTGGGCGCCGATGTCGTTCCAGTACCAACCGTCCGGGTCAAGCGCCCGAGACAACGCCGAATCGTGCTTGCGGTGGTCGATGATGTCTCGCAGGTCCGACCATGAGAGCACGGTTGCGATGTCGCGGCGACTGTAGCCGCGGTCCAGGAGGTCCGAGTTCACGGCCCCGCCATGCTCCTTCAGGAGTCGGCAGAGCCCGAGGATTCCCCCTCGGTGATCTCCTCGCCAGCACCGTTGATCGCCTGGAAGATCTCATTCGCGAGACCCGACGGGATGCGCTGCACCTGCTCCCACTCGGCGTCGCTGCAGAAGTGCTTGAGCCAGCGGAGTTGGAACGTCTTCGGGGAGACGTTGAGATCTTCGGGATCGTGCGGAGGTTTCGCCGCGGGCTTACGTCCTGGCTTCGGCGCGTTCTCGGGGTCCTTCTCGAACTCGGCGACGGCCTTGGCGTGCGCGGCGACAGCTTCCTGCCATTCGTCGAACTCTGCGGCGCGCTTGGTGATGTCGGCGACGAACTCGTTGTAAGCATCGACGACGTCGGGGTCCATCCAGTCCATCGTCGGCATCGTCACCTCGACGACCTTGCCGCCACCGACAGGGATCGGCAGAGTGATCAGGTGGTCGTCGGTCGATCCGAGCTTGATGATCTTGGGCATCGGTCAGGAGCCTCTCGTGAGAAGTAGTTGGGGTGCGGTCGGAGCCTGGACCTGGCCCGGTGGAGGCCACGGCTCCTGACCAAAGGGGTGAAGACACCCCACCGGGCCAGGTTGAAAAAGTCGCCTATCAGGCGACGGTGACGGTGCCGCCGTTGCCAGTCGCGGTGACCGCGGTGACGGCGACCGAGAACGACGCAGTGAGCGGGCCGCCGGAAGAGCCGGTGACGGTGACGCCCGAGCTGCCGACGTTCGACAGTGCGCGGAGTGCGGTCTGCAGTGCCGCGGCGGTCATCGTCGAGACGGTCGCAGTGGTCTGGCCGTCGACCGTCGCGGTGTAGTCGGTGACACCGGAGCCGATGGTGAAGACCTTCGTGACCGGTGTCGGCATGGTGATCTCGCCGTCGTCGATGAACGTGCGGAAGAACCGGCCCGCGTCATCCTTCGACGCCTTCACCGTCACCTCCACACCCGATGCATCCTGCGACTCGAGCTTGAACTCGGAGACATCCGAGACTCGAGCGATCTCGATGGTGTCGAAGCGGAGCTTGTCGCCCGACCTCGTGGTCGTCACGATCGCCACGAACGGCAACTGCTCGCCGGTGTGGTTGATCTCGGTGAGATTGCCGTGCGTTCCATCCGACGGAGTGTGGACCACGTTCTGCACGCCGTGCAGGAACGCGAGGACCTCTTCCTTGTCGACGTCGAGCAGCTTGAACTTGAACTCGCCCGAGTACTTGTTCTGGAAGGTGATGTAGTCGTTGCCGTCGAAGTCCTCGACAGTCTGCGACTCGCGGGTCTCGCCGATCGACAGGCCGTCCTTGGCGAGGGTGCCAAGGTCGCCGAGCTTGATGGCCGGGTCGAGCGGCAGGACCGCCTGCGTCGGCAACGTGGTGCCGAGCGGTACGACGTACACGACGCCGCCATCGACGGACTTCGCCACGAAAGTGTGCTTGATTGCCATAGTGGTTTGCCCCTTCTAGGCAGAGTGGTCAGGAGCCGTGAAGGGTCTATTCAGTTGTGGTCAGAAGGTGATGCAGTGCAGCGTCCCGTGGACCTGCCACTTCGCCGCACTGGTGTCGGGATCGCCATAGTCGACGATCGTCGCGTCGTCCCAGTCCGAGATGATCCGCGACCGGTTCGGCGAGTCCTGCAAGGCGGTGTCGACGTCGAGCGCATCCTGTTCGGCCTGCACCGAGTTCGGCGCGTAGCACTCCACCAGGAGCGACATGTGGTCCACAGATCGACTGCGGGTGCCGCCAACTCGTGAGACCCGGATGTACCGCGTGTCCTTCGGTGCCTTACCTGCAACATGCACGCCGGGAAACGCCTCCTTGAGAACGCGGATCGCCTCGGCCAGTGGAGTCGTCATGACCCGCCGGCCATCGCCCGAAGGAGGATGTTGTGCTTCCTGTCTGCGGCGATCGCGTGCGCATCCGCGGTCACAACCGATGCACGCCAACGACCCTGAGGCCGCTTGATGCCCTGCCGTGACCCGACAGCGAACATGCCCTTGCCCTGCGCGTTGGCGCGGGCAGCGATCTGCTCAGCCATCTTGTCGATCTCCCCCACCACCGCCGGAGCGCGACGGAGATCGTAGAAGCCCTGAGGTTTGAACACGACCTTCATTCCGTGCACCTCACCTTCTGCCAGTGGCCCGGCGCGTACGCCGCCCACACTGTCTTCGGCGTCTGCATGATCACCAGAGCGCCCGATGGTTCAGTCATGAACGTGGTTTCGGGGCCGTCGAACTGGTCGACCTCTTCCTCGCCGCCTTTGTCGACGCCGGTCACGATCTCGATCATCCGTTCACAGCCTTCAGGTTGATGACGCCGCCGGGGTTCCAGCCGAACGGATTGTGGTCGAACATCTCCGGACCGCCGACCACCTCGAACTCGACGCCGTCGAGAACCATGCGGTCACGGTGCGAGCAGTCGAAACCGGGCGGCACGAGCATTTCGACCTCGACGATCTCGCGGTCATGGCCGGCCAACTTCGGTTCCGATGTCTGCGGTGCGCCCCACCCGTAGACGGGCTTCGGGACCGCGGGGAACCAAAACTCGACCGGGTTGCCGTGAGCATCCTCGGCCCCTTGATCGAACGCGCGGTGCCCGACGGTGAACAGCAGTGGGAACTCGTCCATCGTGCTCATCGTGTGTCGAAGCTCCATGCTCGGCCGCGGCAGCCGTACCGCCGCAGGATCCGCTTGTCGTCCTTCGTCAACCACGGACTACCCGAGGTCGCGCCCTCGGTGTACGTCCCCGACTGCGAGTAGACACCCGCCGACCGGGAGAACTGGTCGAGGTGCTGCATCTGCGGAGGCGACGCGGGCGCACTCAGCACCCGCGCCACCATCCGCGACACCACCAGCGACACATCATCCGGCACAGGATCCGGGTCGTCCGCGCATGCCATCCACGCGCGGGCCGACGCCGAAGCCTCCACCAGAAGACCGGCCGCCTGCGTCTCCTCGTCAGTCGTCAGAGGACGCCCGAGACGCGCTTGCACGTCCACGAGGTTTGCGAGCGGTGCCACTGGTCTGCTCCTTCACGGTCAGGTGGTCGCCGACTGTGACGCCATCAGGAACGGAGTCGCCCGCGGCGAGCACCACCCCGGCGACGAAGACGACGCCTTCGAGGTCGTCACGGATCCGCATCAGGACAGGACCGTGGCGACCATCGACGCGACCGGGTTCACCAGGACCGGGAGTGCGATCGCGTTGGAGTGCACCCACAGTCCGATCGGGTCCTTGGTCTTGTATGCGCCGACCGCGATGCCGGGCTGCTCACCGGCGCCGATGCCGTACTCCGGCTCGTCCGCTTCAAGCGTTGGGCCGAAGAATGTGGCACCGAGGATGTTGCTGCCGCCGGTCGGAGCGACCTCAGCCGGGAGCAGGAACACCTTCTTGTCGGAGGTGGTGCGCTGGCCCTTGACCTTGCGGTCGTAGATGTAGATCGGGGGCAGCGAGTGCGCCGACAGGGTCGCATTGAGGACGTCGACCGACACGATCTGCGGGGAGCCTGCCGCAGTTGCGACGAGCGCACGCACAGCCGGGTCGCGCAGCATCACGTTCAGCACCTTGCGCGACATGACGAGCGCGCCAGGAGCCTCACCATCGTTGGCGTCGGCGTAGGCGTCGACCCACGTCAGGAGATCCTCGAGGATCTTGGTCCCCGAAGCCGCGTCCCATAGAACGGCCGCGGTGACCGTGTTGCCAGCGGGCCGGAGGAAATCCGCAGTCTGGACAAGGTTGTTTTCGTTGATCGACAAGACGCCGGTCTCGAGGGCCTGCCCACGTGCGACCTCGAGTCGATCCGAGATTGCACGAATGGTTCGGACTGTGGCCGCCTCGATGCCTCCAAGGGCGATTGCTGCCCCGTCTGCTCCCCGCGTGCGAAGCTGGCTGTATTCGCTGATGTGCTCTTTCAGGCCCAGTGGGATCAGGTCGAAGACCTTCCGCTCCGCCTGTCCGCCCGAACCGATCGGAGTCTCCGAGTCAAAAGAGCGGAACTTGGCAAGCTGCCCGGCACCGTTCTTGCCGACGACCGTGCGGACGACGACGTCGTTCACGGCGGTGTTCGGCAGCCAGCGGGCGAGGGTGCCCTGCTTGGCTTCGATGTCTTCCTGCGCGGCGCGGGCGAACCCGGTCAGCTCGGCGGGAGTGATGGTCTCGGTGTAGAGAGTCGCCATGATCAGGCCTCCAGGAGGAAGTGGCCCGACTGCTTCGCCGTGGCAGCGGCGACAGTGGAGGGCAGCTTGGATGTGATGATGCGGCCGTGCCACACGCCGGGCGCAGCGACGTTGCCGCGCGCGGCGTCGACCGACTGGTCAGTGAGCAGGAAACCGGCGATGACTTCCGTGCCGTCCGATGCGCCCGACGCGTAAGGCACAGCGAGGCCAGCCTTCATCGCGTACGGCTCACCGGACTTGATGCGGCCGTCGACGATCTTCGCCGACCATGCCGCGGGTGCGAGCGTGACAGTCTTCGCGACGTCGGTACCGTGGCGCGAGCCGAGCCACGACTGGTCGCCTGCACCGAAGGACTCAGTTCGAGGTGCGAGCTGGGTCATAGTGATCACTCCTTCCAGAGCGGTCAGGTGCAGACGACGGTCGCCTGCACGAGGGTTAGTTGTTGTGGGCCGCCTTGTAGCGGTCACGGCCTGCAGTCACAGAGCCGCCGGTCTTGCCGGGCGGCGTGCCCTGCTGCGGATTGATTGCGGGACCTGACTTGATGTGCTGCGCAAGCGTGTCGACCTGCGCCTTGATCTCGTCTTCAGTCGTCCCGGTGATCAGGCCAAGCAGGTCGGCCGGGAGTCCCGCTCCGAGCCTGGTCCGCAGCGCCGACACCTCGGCGGCACTACGCGCCGCCTTCTCGTCCGCGAGCTGCTGCTCCAGTGCCGCGATCCGCTCCGACACGTCATCGCCACCACCCGGTTCGGGCTTCGGCTTCGGCGCAGGCTTTGGGTCGTTGACCTTCTTGCCTGCATCGATCTGCTGCTGCAGCTCGGCGTTCTTCTGCTTCTGCGCCGCGAGCGCGGTCACCAGCGGATGATCGCCCGGCAGCCGCTCCGGGGCCGCGGATGCGGCCGGTGGTGCGGCAGGTTCGGACGGGGTCGCCGGAGTCGCCGGCGGGGTGAGCTGATCGCCCATGATGTGATCACTCCAATCGAGTGAATCAGTCCCGACCCGATCGGCCGGGGTGGTCTAGAGCCTGTTGAGTGCCAGGCCGAGCGCCTTCGCCACGTGAGGCGGAAGTCAGCGAGTACGAGCCCCGCGAGACATGCGGTCCATCTCAGTGATGATCTTCGTCGTGTCACCACCGGCAGCCTCGCGCGCCTGGATGTACTGCTCATTCCAGTCATCCACATACGGCGGAGGCGTATAGCTGCCTCCTGGACGGACCATCACGCTCAAGCAGTGACAGTTATCGTGGTACTTCTCGCCGAGATCACGCGTCCCGCGCGGCCTCCGCAACTTCGCTTCACCAACGGATCGACCGACCTTCGCTGCAGCCCGAGAATCCGAGTAGTACGCGCGGCTGGCGAGCGCCTCTTCCCTGGTCATCAAACCCGCCGCGATCGCACGCCTATCAGCCACCGTCAAGTCAATGCTCCGGCCAACCACGCGAGTCGAGGCATCCTCGCTCCGATAGAAGGTTGCGTTCGGACCGACATGACGAGTGCACAGCATCCGGCAGAACGAGCAAGCGTTCGCTGACGCATGACGCACCCACCGGGCTCCAGGTTCAGCAGCAGCATTAGCCACCACCGTGTCGCGCAGCCCGTTCATCAGTGTCCGAGACGCAGATCCGAGCAACACGGTCAGACCCGCCTCTCCCGACGTCGAGTTCAATGCCCACAGCGCAGACTCGCTCAACTGTTGCGGCGGCGCCAGTCCCACAGGCTTAGCCCGATATGGCGTCGTTGACGGCGACTCGTCATACCACTGCGTGCCGAGTTCAATCGCCGTCGCCTCGTACGGGGCAATAATCTCCGGATAAGCGTCCACCAGTAGCGCCCGGAACTGGGCCGGGTCAGACTGTGCGATCGCGCGCCAGAACCCGGCCAGGTCACGCCCAAGACGGCGATCCAATTCAGCGAGCAGTGCGCGCACCTCGGTCGGAGTCATCGCGATTCGAGCTTCGCCGCATCCTGCTCGGGCATACGCAGCGCCACCGGGATGCCGCCCGTCAACTTGATTCCGTTCAAGCCAAGACGGTTCGCCGCATCCTCAGGGTCCACTCCAGCACGCACGGCGATACCCAGAGCCTCGAACCTCGCCTTCAGAACGTTCGCGTCCCGAGTCGGATCTTCCGCGGCCTCCGCGATTGCCTGCGGCTGTTCGCCGATCTTCGCTATCAACGCTGATACCCCATCCGCGCGCTGCTCGGCTTTTAGCTGCTGCTGCTCCTGCGGCGACAACCCGACGCGGTCGTACGTGACCACCGACGTCGGAGCCAGCACGCCAGACCCGATGAGCTTTGATGCTTCGTCGGCCGCTGCGGCACGCGTGGGTGTCGACGCATCACGCCAGTTCACGCCGATCTCGCGGAACGTCTCGACGTCGTATTCGCCCATGATCTCCAGCGCCAGACGGCCAACCTCGAGCCATCCGTACCCGAACGACGTCTGCCGCCGCTCGGCGCGCTTCACCAGCCGGTACTCCTGCTGACGAATTGAATCCGCGCTCGACGGGTTGTCCGTCACGAAACCGAGATACGGTGCCGGGATCCCCGACTCCGCGGCGAGCAACTGCGAGTAGGCCTTGATCTGCTCGATGTACGGCGTCGGCGGCGCAGGACGGAACTCGTGAAAGCTCGGCGTCACCGGGTTGCCGTCCTCGTCATACTGCACCGGCACAATGTTCAACCTGCCCGCAGTTGCCCGGAAGCCAGCGCGAGCATTCTGCTCCGGCGACTTCTCCTCCGACATCCCGAACACCTCAGGATCAGCATTGAGGATCGTCCACTTCGGAGACGTGTAGAACTCGCGGTTGATTTCCATGCCGCTGAGCGTCCGAACCGCGGCGCGCGTGTAGTACGCAACCGGCCGCGTGATCTCCGACCGCCCCGACACGTCCGATGCACGATCCCGATTCAGCATCCGAGCAACCGGCACACGACCCAGGTTGTGGACATCGCGGCCCACAACAACCAGCCGACCGCCAACCGACTTCTCGAACCGGATCGTCTCGTTCGGCAGGTATAGCGTCTCCATCACGACCGTGCCGTGCTCATCGCTCGTCTGAGACAACGCCGACCGAGCACGCCGCGACCGGTAATCCCAATCGACCGTGCACGACTCTGTCGACTCTGCCGTTACGAGCACGTCAGGCTCGCCGGCGTTCGCGTCACCGCGGCCCACTGTGGTGAACCCGACGCCATAGATCAGCGCATCCAGGTGCCCGCGGCCCGACTCCACACCGAGATGGTTGTCCCGAAACACATCGACCAGGCGAGTGTCCTCAGCGCCGGTCCAGCCGCGCAACTCCAGGCGCTCCTCAAGGACGTCAACGACAGTCCCCGGCCAGCCCATCACCGCGTTGATCAGGTCCGGCAGATCCTTCGGAGCTGCGATGCCCAGATCATCGGGATCAGTGTGACCCTCGTACAGGTCCGCCTTCTTCTTGTTGTGCACGCGCACAGCAACCAGACGTTGCCGTAGCGCCTCCACTGAGAGCTTCTCGTCATCCGACAACACCAGCGTGGGCAGAGCAATCGCGACCGTCATCCGATCACCGCCTTCCGTACACGCTTCGTTGTTGACCGCCCAGGGCGGTGAGTCTTAGTGGCACCCAGCAGAGCCAGGAAGGCAGCCACGAGCGGGAAGATCGACACCGTCGAATCCTTCCGATCCAGCCCCCACCCGCCAGCCGTGCCAATCGGCCGCTTCCGTGCACCCTCAGCAGCGTCATTCACCGACTGCTGACCCGCATGCGACAACGTGCCCGCCTTGATCCGCGCAGCCGCCAGGCCACACGCACGAGCCATGTCCGTCGCGCCCGACCGGACCACATTCACGCCACGCTGCTTCAACTCGATCTGCATCGAGGCAGCAGGAGACGCATCGTCAATCACCACCGGCATACGGCGGCCAGCACGCTCAGCAACCCAGGCAGTCGCGGCAGCCTCATCAGTGCCGCGCCACACCTCCTCGACATGCGCCGAATCGCCCTCAATCCAGCACGCACCCACCGAGATCTCCCGGGCATGCGACATGTCCACAGCGAGCGCATCAGGCCTCACGCCAGCATCGGGGCCGACATCCACCAGCTCGGCCCACTGCGACGGCGACACAACGATCTGGTGCGACGACACGTCATCCCAGATACCCAGCGCCTCACGCCGCCACGAATCCTCATTGCGGAGCTTCTTCCGCAGCCGCAACATCGCCCGCTCCGTCGTCCGGTGCGGGAAGCTCGGGTTCGCCTTCATCCACTGCGCCCGATCCATTGGATCGCAGCCTCGGTCCGCCGACATCTCGATATAGAGCGTGCCGTCCGACTCTCCGTCGACCGCTTCCTGCCGCATCACCGTGAAGAACTCGCCCTTGTCCTGAGGCCTCGGAGGAGTCCCCATCACCAGACAGAGCGGATTCACAGCAACGTTCTGAGCGGCACCCATGTTCTCAAGTGCCTGCAGCGACAAGTGCTGGCCCTCATCGAAGACCAGGACATCGACGTCAGTTCGGCCTCGACCGAAACCAGAGTCACGGGCGCCGAACTCGATCTTCGAACCGTTCGTGAAGACGATCGCCTCGTCGCCCTTGCCCTTTGGCGTCGCCTCAATGTGCGGCTGAACCTTCGGGCCCTGCGACATGTCGTAGAACTTCTCGAACGTCTCCAGTGCCGTGTCCTTCACCTGAGCCGTCCAGATGACCTTCAAGCCCGGCTTCATCAGACACAGCGCGAAGATGATGCAGCCGATGATGTACGTCTTGCCGACCTGCCTCGGAATCGAAATGACGATCGTGTCCGCCGCATACTCGCCGTCGCCGTTGAGCGACAGAATCAGCATCGACGCGCCGTCCTGCCAACCGTCGAAATCCCAACCCAGCCGGCGGCACGTCAACCGCACCGACGGCCACTCCGACCCGACAATCCCCTCGGGCGTCACGACGTGGCGGGCGACCTCCGACAGCTTCGCCCGACGGCGGTCAATACCCGGTTCCATCCCACTGCTCGACCTCAAGATCAGCGACCACCGACGCCTCAGCAGACGCCGTCCGCCGGCGCGCCTCCTCCTCAGCAATCAGCTTGTTCAGCTTCGACAGCTCGTTCGAGTACTGGGGTCGCGTGTTGTCCAACGCCGACTCCAAGCCCTCGGCGATGATGACCCGCTGAGCCCTCATGATCGCCAACGTGTCCCCCGCCGCCACAGCCTCCGTCAACGACAGCGGCTTCTCAGGCTCAGGCACGGTCTCATCTGGTGCGACCGACCGCAATTGCGTCTTGCGAGTCATGCGGCCTCCAATCGCTACCGGGGGGGCGGGGGGGTGTTCGGAGGGGGTAAATGCCTATGCCGTGAGGTGCGGTCGAGAAGGGGGTGGCAGGGGCATATGGGTGGTACCTGAAATTAATTCAGGCGACCCTGATCACTCCCCCTAGGGGCGCTTCATGGAGTAGCGGATGGTCTGGGTCGAGTGCAGCAAGAGCGCGCTCCAAATGTCCGATTCGACGGGTGTAATCTGTTCGAGCCAGCATCTCCGCAACATTCTCTCTGCAGGTCACTTGCTGCAGGTGCTCAGGATTCACGCACAATGAGTTGCCGCACATGTGGTGTGCAGCCTGCTCTCCGAGAGGCATGCCCAGCTTCGCTTCAAGCATCGCCCTATGTACCGGTACCTGCTTCTTATCGCCGATCTGCATCACGGCGTATCCCCGCTTGATTCGACCAACCCATACCCAACATCCGCGATCTTCGTCTTCGGATGTACGCTTCTTGATCTCCATTGTCAGGCGACTGTAGTCACGCGACTCGTAGGCGACTCGTAGCGGGCCAAGCTTGCTGGTGCTCTTGCCTCTCGCGGCGGCGACGCACTCAGTGCTGCACATCTTCCCGCTCTCTGTGTGGAGGACGTTGCACCATGCGCATTGCTTGAAGGATTCCCGCTTTACCTTCGGGGGGCGATGCCGCATAGCTTCGGCTGCTGCCAGTGAGGCGGTGGTACTACCGCACTTGCGCGAGCAGTGACGTTCGTTCTTCCGTGCCACCTGTGCTGTCGATCCACAGTGCGCGCAGGTGATGGTGTACTTGCGCTGCGACCTGTGCCAGTCGGCGTAGTGCGGTCCACATAGGCGACGTGCATGTTGCGGCTTGTCGCACCCGTCTTTGGTGCACGCGTCCTGCCTTGCCTTGCGGTACTGGTAGCTGCATGATCGGCTGCAGTACTTGCGTTGGCATGGCGTTGCACAATGCGCGCAGATATGATTGGTCATGTCGAACTCCTCCTACGGGTTCGGCCAATGCCCCGGACGGTTGCAGCCGTCGCGGGGCCTTTTAGTTGGTGATCAGTTCCAGTTGCGTTCGGTGATGTAGTCTACGCCGGTGTTGTGGATGATGCGGTCTGATTTTGCGCGGTTGCAGGATCGGTGTGCTGGGACGATGTTGTCGAGGGTGTCGGGGCCGCCGCGGTCGAGGGGTATGACGTGGTCGATTTGGAAGGCGTTGGGGTCGAGGTGGTGTGCCTCGTAGTTGATGGGGTTGTTGCACCAGTGGCATGCGGGTTGGTCGGCGGCGATGATGCGCCTGTGTCGATCGCGTGTGCTGGTGTTGCGCTTGGCTGTCACGCTGCGTCGCCCGTGTCGGTGTCACCGGTGGTGGTGACGTAGAGCGTGTGGTCTGTGGCGGCGAGGCTGTCGTGTTGTCGCTCAGCGAAGCAAACGATGGAGCAGTCGGCCAACCGTCGGACGCCGCACCTCTCGCAGAACCTCATGCACACCACCGTGAGAACGGCGCATCAGCAAGGCGCTGCACTTCGGTGACGATGTCGGCTGGACAGTAGTCGCGGACGAGCGCGGCGAGCAGCTCGTCTTCGTCACCGTGTGCGGCTTCGTCGTCGGCGCTAGCCATGATGATGCGGTTGACTTCGGAGCGCACTTGTTCTGCGTTCATCATGCCTGGCCTCCGTCGTGTTCATGGTCGGTGAACGTGACGCCTGCGCAGGTTTCGTGTGCGCCGTTGTGGCCGTTGTTCTTGGCGCACCAGACGCGGATGTGGTGTCCGTCGTGGGTGGTGCGCTGGTGTGCCTGGCAGGCGCGCGGGTTGGTGACGGCAGTCATGCGTCCTCCAGGCTGAGTCGGACGGTGATGTGGATGCGCAGGCGGCTGAGTGTGTCGGCGGTCAGTCTGTGTGCGATGGGCCGTGCAGCTTCGGTGATCTGGTCGGCGATCCACGCGGCGAGGCTGGTCATCCTCGTGCTGCGATGCTGTCGATGGCTGACGCGAGGAGTCCGCGAACCGTGTAGCTCGGCGCGCTCTGGGATGTGGTGATGATGATTCCGTCGGTGCCGTCGGGTCGGATGAATCCTGAGACGATGACAAAGTCTGTGATGAGGTCTCCCTCGTCGCGCTCAGGGTCGCGAATGAAGTCACGTACGTCTTCGTCGGTCATCGGACGTTCGCCTTCCACCATCGGTTGATCTCCCGCGCCACGGGTGCGGGCAGGTGCTTGGGCACGATGCTGATCACGTAAGCCTGAGCAGCGCGAACGGGTCGTAGCGCGCATACCGCTTCGGGTATGCGCGGCACAGATGTAGAGCGGTTGCGATGACTGCTGCGCGGCAGGCCACGTTCGCGACAGGGTGCGTTGCGCGCCCACGGTCGAGCGCTCTGGACAACAAACGTTCGGGGTCGGTGCGGAGCGCGTAGATTTCCCACGCTGCGACGCCACCGATAAGGCACCACCAAGCTCGCCCACCGCTCACGATGGCCTCCCGGGTGGTGTGAAGTTGTGCCCTGCACGCGTCGTGGACGTTGTCCGTGCGCCAGCCCGCGCATGTTGGCGCGTGCAGGGCGGGAGGGTGCGCACGCTCAACCCGGTTTCGGGGAGCGGATACGCGAAACGGGACCGCTGATCTAGTGATCAACTGTCCCGCTACGCGAAGCGTATCACGCAGGTATGGGCACTACCTGAATGTCATTGACGTGCCGGACTAGCTCGGGCGTCAGGTCGAACCACTCCCCTACTACGCGCAAGTGCCGGAACTGCTCATGCCGACGCTGTTCGAGTGCTCGACCGCCAAGCTCGAACGTCATGCAGTCCTCGGGATTGATCGACGACAGCCGGGACGCGAGGCCCTGCGACGTACCGATCTTCGCCCGGTTGCCGAGCCGCATGTAGTAGACGACGGACCGACGACCCGCCGCGATACCCATCAGCTTTCGGCGGTGGGCGCCAAACTTGGTTCGCTCCTGCGAGTAGGTGCACGACCCAGCGCGGCATTCGACAATGCCGTTCGCCAGTCCGACGAGCAGGCCGGTAGTCCCGCATCCCGGGCACGGGCCGGGGATGAACTCCGCCTCCATTGGCAGCAGTTCGTACTGTTGGTCCACTCCGGTCCGCGTGCCGAGGATCTGGTTCGTCTGTCGATAGACGACGTACACGTGCTCTTCGCAGAGCGGGATCACGGTCGCCATGTCCTCGAACGAGGGCTTGTAGCAGTCGGGGTGGCAGCAGGTCGCCGCCTCCGAATCGATGTAGTGGGTCGCGCGGCGATTGACCCAGCGGCTAGTCTTTCCCATGTCGAACTCCTTCGTAGTTCGTCCACACCCCGGGGTCGTTCCAGCGATCGCCGGGGCCTTTCCGTTATCCTCATTCTACCTGTTCACAACAACTTCTCGCTGATGCGCGCCTTGCGTCGCAGGTGTGCGTCGATCACGTCGCCGAGCCGGTAGAACTTGGTCCCGGACTGGCCGTCCTCGCTCGCCGGCTTCACGTCCCGATGCTTCGCCAGGAGTCTCAGTCGCTCGCGGTTCAGCCCGCGTCCCGGCTCCCCAATCTTCCGCGCGATGGTCTCGATGGTGGACAGGGTGACGAGGGACTTGTTCGCCGCTTCGAGCCGCCGCGGGTCGATCACGACCTCGTCGTCCGGCGGAATGTCCACCATGCGCCGGCACTCCGCGACGGCCGACTCGATGTCGTCGAGCGCTTCGGCCGATCCCTCGCAGAGAGCGAGGGCTTCGGCGTTGCGGTGCAGCCATGCCGCGATGGACAGTGTCGCGTCTGCGGGTCGCCCCCGCCCGCGGCCCTGGTCGAGCATGACGCGCACCCATCCGACGAGCGTCGCGTGCAGCAGGTCGGCCGCTTCGGCGGCACCGATGTGGAACGGGATCGACGACCCGAGCTGCTTCGGTCTGTGGCCCTTGCTCATGCCCGGCTTCGACAGCCGTGCGGTGCGACACTCGACGTTGAGCAGATCCTCGACCAGGCCAGGCACGCCGGCGAGGACTTCACGAAGCCGCTTCACCTCGTGCCGCTGCAAGTGCTCGTGCGCGCGAGACACCATCGAACGTGCGGGGTCAAGCGTCCGGTCGCTCTGGTTGCTGGTCATTAGCTGTGGTCCTCTCGGGTCATGCGGTCGGCGGTCTCGGCTTCGGGGCTGGTGTCGCAGTCGGTGCCGCACACGGGCGGCGGTGGACAGGTGCGGTCACAGACCCAGCACCAAGCGGGTTCGGCGGTCACGCTTCGGCCTCCTGGGTGGTGATGGTGAGCCAGAGTCGGCCGACGCCGGTTCCGGTCTTTGGGTGGATGGCGGGCATCAGATCGGTGACGTACCGGCTGTCGTCGTCTTCGACGAGTCCGTAGTCGCGGAGGCCGTCGACTAACGCCTTCTGGGTGGGCGTGAGGTTGATCGGGTCTCGGTGCCTGGTCTGCGATGGGGCGTAGTGGAGCTGGATCGTCGCGTGGGCGACTTTCAGGGGCAGGTTGGTGTGACGGGCCAGGGTTGCGGCGTCAGCCCGTACGGAGCGAATCTGGCGGGCTTTGGCTCGCATCGCCGGTACCGACGTGGGTACACCGCCGTTGAGCGTGAGTGGCGGTGTCCGATACGGCAGGTCGATCGTGAACGTCGTCATCGGCGCGCCTTCCTGTACCCATGCGCAGTTCTGGATGTGCACGGGATCTTGCGCGTCAGCTTGGTCGAGAGGTTGACGCACGCTTCCCGCTCCCCCGCGCCGCACGTCTCGCACGGCAGGTCGATCGCGCCGTGCTGGTCGTACGCGGCCCACACCGGTTCACCCTCGGCGGCAATGGGGAGACCGCCGGATTGCGGGTCGCCTGCCGGGAGCGCGGCGACCGCGGAGCCCTTGTCGGCTTCGGCGTCGATCGCCCGCAGGCGCCGGTAGGTGCCGACGAATGTTCCGACGCGGAGGGTGTCGGCATCAGGCCGCGTGTAGTGCTCGTCGACGGCACGGCAGGCGAGGGCTGTGTCCGTGATGCCGTGCGGCTGGCATGTCTCGGCCCAGACGCGGAGTCGGGCCGGGTCGGATGTCATTCGGTCGTCGTGGATTTCGGCGCGGCTGATGGCGGCAGCGACGGCGCGGATGGTGTCGGGGGTCGGCTGCTGGGTCATGCGGTGCCTTCCTGGAATTGGGCGATGAGCGCTTCGGCGTCGTCGAGGGTGGACACGGCCCGCAGGGTCGCCTTCGTCGGCTTGGGTGTGTCGGCGGGTCTGGCGGCTTTGGCGACGAAGCTGGGGATCTGTGACGGGTAGATCCGGTCGCTCGCGTGCCATGCCTTGATGCCGTCGGCGATCTGCACGGGGTCGATGCGGTCGCCGAGGAGTGTGTCGACTTCCTGGGCGATCTCGATGAGCGTCTGTGACGGGATCCCTCCGCCGGCCCACTGGTTGAAGCTTGTTGCGAAGCGGTCGGCTTCGGCGGAGCGGGCTGTGGCGTTGAGTTCGCGCATTCGGACTTCGGCTCGCGTCTCGCGCGTGTTCGCGCTCGCGCGCTGGTGAGGTTCAGTCCTAAGTGCGGGAGGAAGAGATTCCCCTGTTCCCCTGCTCCCCTGCTCCCCTGCTCCAGCACTGAGTGTCTCCGGAGTGTCTCTTGAGACACTCATGCAATTTGCATGAGTGTCTGCCTGGTCGAGCATTTCCGCTGTTGGGAGAGGGTAGGAGTGCCCTTTGCTTGGCCGGTTGACGACTTGGTGCTTGTCCCAGTTGCGGATGAACACGAGTTCGCGTCGAGCCTGGTTTGGGTCTGTGTACATGACGATCAATCCGGCGTTTTGCAATTGCTGCAAGTCTCCGGAGACACTCCGGAGTGTCTCTTGCAAATTGCATGAGAGGTCATGTGCGTACAGATCCGCGACGATCGATGACAGTCGCGCATCCCCTACGCCGTTGTCGTCGACATAGGACCAGAGTCCGATGAACGTCAGTCTCGCGCTGATGGGAAGGGACACGATTGTCTCGTCGCGCCAGAACTCTGGCTTGATTGACCGAATCCTCATGCCGCCTCCCCTGCCGGCATCGCGAACAGCACGAGTTCGTCGGGTTCGTCACCGTGCGGCCACTGCTGGGTTCCGCAGGCGTCGCACCACTCACCGCGGGCGTGCGCGTCAAGGCGTCTTCTGCGGTCGTCGTTGGCGGTCACTGTGCACCTCCGAAGAGTGTCGGTTCATCGGCCTGCCCTGCGGCGTGGACGAACGGCCACGGCGTGCCGCACTGGCGGCATCGCGGGTGCCGCGGGTCCCGTGCGTCGAGAGTGAGGTGCGGGCAGATGTCGGGGTCGAGAAGCTTCTTCATGCCGGCCGCCTCTCCGCTGCCCGGTCGCGGGTCGCCGCCCGGAACTGACCGGCCTCTCGGTATGTCCAGCCGTAGCCTGGGAGTGCTTTCATGACGCTGGCGCGGCCGACGCCGAGGGTTCTGGCTGTCTCCCGGTAGGAGCAGCCGTCGTCGAGGAGACGTTGGGCGGTGGCGTGCTGGGCTCTGGTGAGGCTCATGCTGCACCTGCCCCGAGGTGCTCCCACGTGGTGTGCCGGATGCACGGGTCGGCGATGCGGAGTTCGGTGCGGACGACGCCGTACGGTGCTGCGGCGACGTTCGCGACATCGTTGACGATGGTGGCGTTGATGGGGTTGAGGGTGCGGATGAGGCTGAGGATGGTGGCGGTGGCGAGGCGTCGGGGTCTGATGTTGGGGCCGGTGATGGTGGCGTGTGTTGCGTGGAGGTCGTCGAGCCAGGTGCGTACGAGTGCGACAACTTCGGTGGTGGTCACGACAGGCTCCTTTCAGGGCTGGTAGAACGCGGCGAACAGGCAGATGCCGATCGCGAGCGTGGTGATGACGGCATTGATGGCGAGGGCTTGGAGATGCGTGCAGGACTTCACGACGACGTCTTCTGTCGGTGGTTGGCGCTACCGTCGCCGCATGGCGTGGTGTTGGTGGGATGGTGCGGAGTGGCGGCAGACCGAGCGGGGTGTCGTTGAGACGATCCCGGCGGCGTGCCCTCGGTGCGGTGTTGCGTGGTCGACGCCGGATCGGATGCTGATCCTGCGGGACAACGCAGTGAGGTCGTGGGGGGCGCCTCCGGACGGGTCGACGACGGCGACCGTGTTCTACGAGTGCCTGCACTGCCCGCAGCTCGTGTACGTGCGACGCCGCTAGCCATCACGCCTCCCCGTCGAACGCGCGGATGGTCGGGCACGGGTGGTTCTCGCTGGGGCATTCGGTGCAGATGGTGTTGCCGCAGCCGCACCGGCAGTCGACGGGCGAGTGCAGCTGCCGGACGCGTAGCTCTGCTGCCCCGGCTTGGTCGGTTTCCCGCCGCAGGCTGGCGATCGCGTCGACGGCGTCACCGTGCGTGCCGACGGGCCCACCAGCCGCGAGGGACAGGTGATGCCAGATGTCGGCCTCGCGGTCGACGGCGGCGCGTGCCTCGTCGCGTTCTTCGCGGTGGAGGGTGGCGCGTGCTTCGGCCCGCTGATGCGCGGCGATCACCTGATCCCGCTCGGCGGTCAGCCGCTCAACCTCGGCGCGTGCCTCGCGGAGGTCGGCGTCGACGGACTCGCACAGGTGGGTGGTGATGCGCTCGACCCGCAGGTCATCCCGCAACCGCTCGTTCTCGGCGAGCAGGTCGCGGACGAGGGTGGGCGCATCGGCGATCAGCGTGATGTTCGCGCGGCCCATGTCTGTGTCGCAGTCGTCCGGGTGCAGGAGTGCGATGAAGAACTTCTCGTCAGGGCTGACGACTGCGATCTGCCCCTTGTCGGACGTGTACGTGGCCCAATCGCCGGGCGTGATGCCGTCGAGGGCGGCGCGGGCACGAGACGCGACGTCGGATTGATCATCCTTTGGGGATGGTGACAGCCTGTCGGCCACGTCAAACTCGTCAGTCATTGGTCAGCTCCTCGCTGGTGTAGATGAGTCGGGCGGTGTCGCACGGCCACTCTTCGAGGCACCCTTCGCACGCGTGGTGCGGCGTGTCGCAGTGGCAGAGGTATGGCTTGTGCAGTTCGCGGATCGGAGCGAGGGCCGCGCGGGCGGCGGACTCCATTGCGTGGCCCTGCGAGGCGAACCCGTGACAGTCGGTGCCGTCCCACGCCCGCTGTGCAGCTTCGACTGCGGGATCACGGCCGGTCATCGCACACCGCCGTCGTCCGGTTCGGTGACGGCCTTGCACAGCAACTCCTTGTAGACGCTGTCGGCGATCGCCTTGGTGAACAGGCTGAACACGAAGTCGATGTCGTTCTGGCACTGGCAGCCGCGTTTGTGACATCGGGGCCACTGCCACTCGGCGTCTGCGCGACCGACCTTGGTGTCGTAGATCGCGGCCTCGATGCGAGGCCACATGTCCAGGTCAGCCACGGCCCTCACCCGCCTCGGCGTGAGCGGCGGTGATCCCGTCAGATCCTCGAGTCTCTGTACCTCCGCCGTCGAGCGCGATCCGGTACGTCGGGATGATCTCGTCGATCACTCCGACGTAGGCAGGGCTGGTCGCGGTGCGGCCTCGCCCCGTGGTGACTCGCTGGCCGGCGGCCCAGTCGGACCTCACGACGGCGTACCCGGCGGCGGCGAGGGCGTCGACCTGGTGTCCGGCGTGCTCGCGCTCCCAGTCGACCCGTGTCCGCACCGGGGCCGTGCCGCGCCACCCGCAGGTACACGCGCCCACCCACCCGGACTCGGCGTTGATCAGGTCAGGTCCCATGCATCGGTGCGCGGCGATCACGTCCTGCGCGGTCACGGCTGCACCGCCTCGGCGAGGTAGCCAGCATCGGCGAGCGCGCGAGCATACGGAAGGCCGACAGAGACGACAGCGCCGTTCGGATGCGTGACGGACACCGAAGCCGCCTTCACGATCAGCGCTTCCCGCGCGGCGTCCTGCTCGGCCTTCTCCTGCGCGGCGCGGTGCTCACGTTCGAGGTGGTTGGCGTGCGCCAGGATCGAGGAACGCTCGATGCCGTCGAGGTGCCGCGCGATTGACTCCGCTTCCCGCAGGATGTCCCACGGCTGCATCGGCACGTCGAGCACCTTCTCCTCCGGCTCGGGGACGAGACGGTGCAGGACGGTGACGGCAGAGTCGGGGTGCCAGGTGTTGAGGTCGTCGCTGCGCCACCCCGCGGTGATCCACCACGGGCGGCTGTCGTCGTCCAGGCGGACCGCGATCGACTCGCGGCCATCCACGCGGACCATGTACGCCTCGCCGGGCTTGCAGGTGGTGGGATCGATCGTGGTCATGCTGCTGCCTCCATCTGTCGGGCGTGCTTCGCCGTGCGGCGATGCTGGGTCAGGAATCCTCGGCGGACGGTCGCGCCACACGCGCAGCGCCACGAGGACACCGACGGGAGGTCGAACAGTGTCAGTTCACTCACCGCCCTCACCCGCCTCGGCGAGCATCCGGCGTGCATGCAGCCCCGTCCGGCGGTGCGCCCCCTGATTGCCGGACGACACCCACGTGCCGCACTCACACAACCGCTTCCGAGTCTTCGCCGCATTCGAGGCGGCCCGACGGCACGCCCTGCACTGCCCGCCACTCGGGCCGACATGCACCGCGGCCGGGTCCGTCAGGTCATGCAAACCCTTAGCGCATACTGACCGCCGAGGACGGCCCGGTGGGCGCGACTCGCGAGCGAAAACCTTCCCGCCCCACACGCCGAACGACTCGCCGCGCGCCTCCGCACCCTCACGGCACGCGACACGGACCGGGCAGTGGAAACACACCATCGCCACCCGCAACAGGACGTCGCGGTCATCCGACGTGAACTCGCTTCGGCCCTGGCACGGGGTCGACTCTGGGGTGCGCCTCATGACTGCACCTCCACATCCACGACGTCGGCGTCGGGCGTCAGCTCCGGCTCCGGCTCGGCGGGCGCAGTCAGGGCGTCGATGCGCTGTGCGATAGCCAGCAGCAGGTCCGCCACCTCGTCCGTGTCGCCGTACTTGCGCGGCAGGAAGTCCGCCAGCTTCCGCAAGCCCTCCGCGTCCTCCGACGCCGCGATGCGCGCCGCCATGTCCGCCGGGACCGGCTCGGCGGCGGGCGCAGCAGGCTCGGCGATCGGCGCGGGCTGCTGCTGCACCTGCTCCGACTCCACGCGGCGCGGCGCATCCGCGATCGGCGCGCCGTCCACGTCGACGTCAACACCCAACTCCTCCGGCGCATAGATGACGCCGAACAGCGCCTCCGACGCCCACATGCGGGCCGCTTCCGTCACCGCGCGGGCGCGCATCATCGCGCCTGGATAGGACTGCCACGGCCCCTTCTTGCCGAGAAGGCCAGCCTTGCGGGCGCGGTCCAAATCCCAGCGGATCGGGTCGGGCACGAAGTCGGGATCATCCGCGCGGATGATCACCGCCTCCGCGTAGGTTTCGTCGCCCTTCACGCGGAGCTTGTGGCCTGCCTTGCGGACCAGTGCGCCGATCAGGTCAGCCGACGCGGTCGGCTTTCCATCGACGATGTGCACACCCGTGAGGGCGCTGATGCGGGGCACGCCGAGAGCGTCGGCGAACTCGAACGCCACCAGAAGGGCGGCCGGATTGTCGCGGTACTGGCGCGGGAGCGCATCACGCGCACCCGCCATCATGCGGGCCCGCTCCGCGTTAACCGCGAGTTCGCGGGCCGAGTCGGTGCCAATCAAGGCAAGGTCGGTGCTCATGCTGCTTCGAGTCCTTTCAGGAGGTCGCTGGCCTTGTCGGCGAGCTTGGGTGCTGTGGAGAATGTGGGCGGTCCGTCGCCGCGGCCCTTGCGGCGCGTGCCGAGCGTGACGCCGCGCCACGTCGCCTTCTTGCTGTCGCCGAGGAACGCGGCAAGCTCGGCGGCCGCGACCGCCTTCGCCGACTCCGCGACGTCATGGGCGCCGATCGCGGCCAGGAAGGCGCCGGCGATCTCGTCGGGGATCTCGACGCCGGGATCGTCAACAACGACGGGGTGCTGCCAGCGCAACGCCTGCCGATCCTCGGTGCGGCGGTAGTCAGCGGCCGGGGCGATGCCGAGGTCCAGCGAGTCGAGGAACAGTCGCCCCTCACGCGCAAGCCACCGCTGCACGCCCTCGTCAGCGTCGATCCACGTCTCGGCGGGCTTCATGTCGATCAGCTCGTCGCCTCCACACGATGCGACCAGGCAGCGGGACGCGCCGGTCACCCACATCTGCCACTGGACCTGCGCCTGATAAGCGACGGGGACGCCGTCACGCGCCCACATCCAGTGGTCACGCGCGGTCTTGATCTCCAGGAGCGCGAGCCGCCCGTCGACGTGGACGACGCCGTCGGGCTGGGCCAGCGCCCACGACTCCGTCGCGTGCTGCCACGTCCCGGTCGACGCGACCGCCCACTCCGGGTGCAGCTCGGCGAGCCACCCGCGGATCAGCGGCTCGAACACGTGCCCCCGCGTCTGTGCCCGCGTCTGCGGTTCGGGCGGCGTGGTGCCGGCCATCTTGTGCCACAGCGAGTGCGGGGTGTCGTGGCGGGAGAGGCCGACGACGGCGGCGATCTTCGACGCCGTCATGTGCCGCAGCCACTCCGGCGAGCCGGGATCGACCGCGTGATCGAGGATGATGCCCGTGGTCATGACGCCTCCCGGACGATGATGGTGTTGGTGCAGGTATCGGCAGTGTGGGTGTCGGTGGCGCAGTCCTCGCACCACGCGCCGTAGGTCATGCAGTGCGGCTCGTGCCGCCAGGAGGTGGCGGGGCCGTACGCGCAGCTGCATGTGTCGCGGCTCATCGCCGCACCTTGCCGTTGCGGACGATGTCGCCGAGCGGCCCGCCGAGGGCGGGGTGGTCGTCGGGGACGTCGAGCTTGCCGGGCTTGACGCGCAGGCCCATGCTGACGCCGATCACCCATCCGGTGAAGCCGATGACGCAGGCGATGAGCGCGTCCGCGGCGGCGTTCACGACGTCGCCCCGCGTGCCCACGCGACCGCCCGGAGCGTGTCCAGCGCGCTCCGCTCGGCCTCGTCGATGCGGCCCCAGCGACGGCCGTTCCAAACGAGCGGACCGTCGACCGTGAGTCGCGCCTCGGCATCCGCGCCGAAGTACGCCCAGTCGTCGTCCATGCGGTCGGGCGTGGAGTCGGGGTGCAGTCGCTCCCACTCGGCACGGTCCACGACGACCGTCGAGCCGTCGAGAAGCTGGTCATAGACGTGCGTGCTCATGCCGTCACCTCGCGGCCCTCACGGTCGACAGCGACACACGCCGTGACGACGCGCTTCGCCTTGCACTTGTCGTCGAGCGGCACCATCTCTGACAGGAGGACACCGACGCGGACGAAGCGCGTCGCATCCTGGAGGTAGTCGGCCGAGCGCGACGGCGACACCCCGAAGTGGAGGCCGTGACCACAGAAGGTGGTGGGCTCCCAGTCGGGGGCCTCCGGCGTGCTGCCGGGGCGGTAGTCGACGCCGCGTGGTGTCGTCCACTTGTCGTCGACCGCCTTGAAGACGACCGCGATGTCGTCGGCGGTCGTCTCGCCGGGGATGACCTTGACGCCGCGGACCTCGCACCACGTGCGGGGGTCGGTCATGTCGACCGCGGTCATATCGATGACGACGCCGCCGTCGAGGGTGACGCGCTGTGAGTGGAGGTGGATGGCGACGCATCTCCGCGCCTCGACGTGCGAGCGGTCCCACGCCTCGACGTGCGAGCTGTCCCGCGCCTCGACGTGCGAGCTGTCCCGCGCCTCGACGTGCGATCTGCCCCCCGCCTCGACGTGCGAGCGGTCCCACGCCTCGACGTGCGAGCTGCCCCCCGCCACGACGTGCGATCTGCCCCGCGCCACGACGTGCGATCTGCCCCCCGCCACGACGTGCGAGCTGTCCCACGCCTCGACGTGCGATCTGCCCCGCGCCTCGACGTGCGAGCTGTCCCGCGCCTCGACGTGCGAGCTGTCCCGCGCCTCGACGTGCGATCTGCCCCCCGCCTCGACGTGCGAGCTGCCCCCCGCCACGACGTGCGAGCTGCCCGAGCTGTTGAGCGTCAGCCAGACGCCGTCCGGCGACTCGACGTAGATCGTGCACGCCTTGTCGGCGAGCGCCTTGTCCAACTCCTGCTGGGTGGTGACCGTGATGATGGTCATGATGGTCCTTTCGGTGGGCTGGTCTCGCCCCGCTCCCTCTTCGGGGCGAGACCAGCGGCAATGGTGGTCAGGTGGTGATGATGAGAAGGTCGTCGCATTCGATCCACGCAAGACGCGTGCCGAACGGCGACGTGATCGCGATGTGCGCGAGCATCCCGGACGGGCCGGGCGCGTATCCGGCGATGTCGCCGCACACGATGTCGCAGCACGCCGCGTCGATCAGGCGCGTGCTCACGACGCCCGCTTCGACCGCGACCGCGGCGACAAGCCAGACGGGCGGTCGGCAGGATCGGGGTTCGGCTCCACCCTCAGTCGAGCCAGTGTCTCCTGGAACTGAGCCTCGGTCATGCCACGGAATCCGCCAACTTTGGTGTGCGGCCATTCCTTGACCATCTTCCGCCGCACCCAATCCGCGGACCGGGGCCGGCCATTCGGCGGCGACAAGCGCTCGGCGATCGTCGCCGCGTCCATCAAGTCAGACATCGGGATCCTCCTGGTGGTTGGCCTGCGCCTGCTGGAATGCCTGCCAGGCGTCGAGAACGGGCGCGAATGCTTCTTGGGATGCGAGCGGGGTCATGCCCTCGCAGACGCGGGCGGCGTGCGTCACCGTGCGATCGACGAAGACCTCGAACGCCTCCGCCGCCTGCTCTGACATGACGGCCGGTTCGACGGCGGTCACGATGCCGCCTTCGACCGCGACCGGTAGGTGCTGATCGTCGACAGGGCGACGCCGACGCGGGACGCGGCATGCTCTGGCGACACTCCGCCGCCGACAAGCCAGTCGAAGTCCTCGATGACGTCCTCGACGTGACGCTCCACGTCTATGAGTGATCTGGTCACGATGCCGCCTCCTCGCACGGTCGGTGGGTGAAGGCGGCGCGGCCCTCTGCGTCGACACCGTCCGGGATGCGGATCGTCGGCTGGTGCAGGATCGCGATGGTGCGCACCGTCTGCGTGACCGGGTCAATCCCGGCGATCGACGCGACGCCCTTCATCTGATTGACGTGGGCGTCGACGATCGGCATGGTGCGGACCTGCGCGAGCGCGTAGTGGACAGACATCCTCCGTCGGCCGATGCGTGCACCCTCCACGACGACGTGCGTAGCGCCCAAGTCGCGGAGCCACCGCCGGACGGGCTTCAGGTGTGTGACGTGTGCAGATGTCATTGCTGGTCTCCGATCGCTGCGAGAAGGTCGTCGACGCGGACCGTCACCCTCGTGGTGACGTCGCGGTGGGTGGGGTCGTCGATCGTCACGTCGACCAGCCCCCCCTGCTGCTGGTGGATGGTGACGGTGGTCTTGGCGACGTCGAGCGGCGTGCCGCCGACACGACGCGACACGATCGCGGGCGCGGTCACAGCGGTCACAGCGGTCACAGCGGTACCGGCGTTTCCGTGCGCACGAAGACGACCGCCCGCTCCAGGACGTCGATGATCGACTCGCCGGGCTGGCCGATGACGAAGATCGACGCCCAGGGCGTGTCGTCGAAGTGCCGGACACGCAACTCCGGCGCATCCTGCTGCTGGTACTCGTCTCGGTCGGCGTAGATCACCTGCACGTCCGCGCCATGCCCGGACACCGTGAGCGCCGGGAATGCGACGTCGAACCCGTCGCACGGAACCGTCTCCGTCGCGATCTCACCCAGCAGTGCGTGAATGCGGTCCAGGTCGCTCATGCCGCCACCTCGATCACAGCGTCGGCGGCGACCCGCCACACTGCGGTCTCGCCGAAGCGGTCATCCCACACCGTCACCAGCACCTCGCGGTCCGTGTGGTCGAGCACCGTCACCGACAGCGGCGTCACGTCCCCACCCGACCGGAACGTCGGGGCCCACGCGAGCTTCGTCGCGGTCATGCCGACACCGCCTTCGCCAGTCGGAAGGTATTGAGGTGATCCGCGAGCGCGTTGTACAGGTCGACGCACTCACGGCCGTCGAGCCCCAACGATCCGATCATGTCGGACCTCGCGTCGTGCGGCTCAATGAATCCGAACTCCTGGACGACGTCGCGATCCAGATCGCCGATGTGGGTGACCCCGTCAACCACAGTCGTCTTGACTTCGGGACGATCGAAGAGTGTGAATCGTGCAGTGTCGTTCATGCTCATCACTTCGGCTCCGGGAAGGTGTCGAGGGTCCAGGCTCCGGACTTGGGGCGCTGCAGCTTGCCGAGTGACTTACCGTCACGCCACGCGTTCCACGCGACGAGGAAGAATCCGACGAGGTCTCGGTCGGATGTGATGACCTTCTGCTGGTTGATCCGCTCGAGCCGGTCTCGCAGTGCGAGGATTGGGTTCCCGGGGTCGAGGCTGGCGCCGGTGATGAGGGATTCGCAGAACGCGCGTTGCGCTTCGCCGTCGACCTGGCGGAGCATCAGCATGACCGCGACGGTCACCGACGGGCGGGCCTTGATCCGGCGGAGGCGTTCGCCCGCGATGTCGCGGAGCATCGCCATTTCGACGGGGTGCTGGTGTGCCCACTCGACGATCTCCGGGTTCGAGATGCGGTTGCGGACGCGGTCGCCGAAGAATCGGCCTTCGACCCACTCGATGTAGACACGGATCGCTCCGGCGATGATCCGCTGGCTCGACGCTCCGACGAGTCCGTCGATGGAGAGCTGGTCACCAGCGGTGCGCTTGCGGCCCTGGTCCATCGTGTCTTGCGACGAGGTGGGCAGGCCGCGGACCACAAGAAACGTGATGCCGGGGAAGTCGTCGGGCATCCGTGACAGGGCAGTGAGCCGGTGTTGTCCGTCGAGGAGGACGTCGTCGACGGACCACTTGATCGCTTCGCCGTTGTACACCCAGCGGCCGGACTCCATCTCGCGGATGAGCTGCTGGACGTGATGTTCGTTGATGGGCCGGTTGCGGGTGTTCTTGGCGAGGACGCGGCGCGCGGTCTGCGGTGTGACGAGCAGGTTCGCAGAGACGGGCTTGCCGAAGAATCGGATGACGTTGTCGTCGTTGTTGGGCTGGGACATGGGTTATCCTTCGATGGTGTTGATGACGCCGTTGAGGGCGTCGCGGACGCGGACCAGGTCACTCAGGTTGGACGCCTTGACCTGGTCCTTGTTCTTTTCCAGGCGGTCGTCCGCTGTGAGGCGGGCGACCGTGTCGACGGCGCGCTTCAGGTTGAAGACGGCAGTGTCGAACGATTCGGGGAGCGGCCGACGGCGCGGCGTCGGCACGGCAGGGGCGGGCGACGGCTCGGTGATCGGACGGTCTTCGTCTGCGGGCTCGTCCTCGATGAGGGCGTCGGCGTCGTAGGCGGCGTCGATCCAGTCCTGGTCGGACATGTCCACGGGATCACGGTCGTCGACCATGCCGCCGACTTCGGTCCCGTCTTCGTCGGTTGCGGTGATCTGCTGGCGAGCGCGAACCGCGTCACGGATCGCGGCAGCAGTTGGCTTGCCGCCGGTCTCGTCATTGACTTCATTCATGACGCCGACCGCTTCGGCGGGATCAAGCCCGGCGAGTTCACGCGCCTGCCCCTCGTTCGCGGGCAACGTGGTGTCACCAATTGGTGACATCGCCATGTCTAGCGCGGCTTCCATGCCGTCCACGACAGTCGCGGCCGACATGAGGTCGTAGGCGCGCTTCCGGGTGAGGTTCCACCGACTCCGGCAGTAGGCCTCGAATGACGAGTACTTGTGCAGGTACAGGCGTCCGTCGCGGATGGTCGCCAGTGCTCGCCCGATCTCGATGAACGACTGCAAGCCGCGCTCGATCACCTGCTCCTGCTCGTCGAGCGCAAGCGCACCTTCGGGATCGCAGATCGACGAAGTCGCGCGAAGCATGAACTCCATATCGTCGGAAGCCATCAAGCGACCTCGTCTTCCGGGGGGCGACGAATGGCGATCTGCGGTACCTCAAGGACCCTTGCGGAGCGCGCCAGGAGGACGTCTGTCAGCGGCTTGCGGCCAGCTTCAATGTTGGCGAGGTAGGGGCGCGAGATGCGGATCTTCCCCGCAAACTCGTCGGGCTTGAAGCCCCTGAGTTCCCGTAGTGCACGGAGCACTGCTCCCGTGTGTTCCCTGTCTTCGTTCATAGTTACCAACCGTAGGGAACTATAGGGAACATGTCAACAGTGCCCGAGGGAACATTGCGGAACTTCCATGTTTGAGCACGTCAGAAGGGAACTACATCTATGTAGTTCCCTTCGTGTTTTTCCGCTCTAGCAGGTGGTGTTCCCTGAAGTGTCGCTGTTGATGTTCCTTGGTGTTCCCCTCACACTTGAGCCATGAACGAACGACAGCTTGGAGAGGTCGGCCAGATCGTTGCGAACCGGAGGGCGCGTCTGCAGATGGACGCTGCAGGTCTCGCGTCAGCAGCCGGTGTCGATCCGAAGACGCTTCGCTCCCTGGAGCGTGGCGAACGCTGGCCTCGAGACCGAACGCTGCGGAAGATTGAGGTGGCGCTCCAGTGGCAGCCAGGTTCGCTCGACAGCATCAAGAGTGGTGGGTCCGCGATCGCGATCGATGGACTGGCGGCTGTTGATGAGTTCGGCGAGGAACGCTTCTATATCGACCCGAACCAAGTCGATGTGCCCGACAACACCCCCGAAGAATCCCGGTACAGGTCTGTGCTTGGAGACCTCGCGGACATTCAAGAGACAATGCGCCACCAGCCGGATCGCGCAAGCGTCATCGCAGACAGGCGCATCCGCGCGGCCGGGAGACTGCTCGACTCTGCGGCCGAATCCCTCTCTACATCCGACAAGTCTCGAGCGGTAGATGACCTTGACGCATCCGTAGTGGTCATCCGCAGCACAATCGCCGAACTTCAGAAGGAGATACCCCATGCCGAACAACCTGCCACTGACGCCGCCGATCCGACGGCGGCCGCGCGAGCACAGGGCACCGAAGACCAGAAGAACGATGACAAGCCCACAGACTTGTCGGAGCGTCGATCAAGGCGTGAGGCTTTACCGGAGCGGCCGGACGATGCGATCGCGGCCCGGCGACTGGACCCGAAGTTCGGGTTCGAGGACGAGGGCGCGGACGGCATCGGCGAAGAGAACCAGGACACCGGCTGGGACGAATAACACGCGTGTAGTTCCTGGTCGCGGCGGTTTCTGTCGGCGGGGTGTGGTCACATGCCGGACATGAACGCATGGCATCCGTGGCGGTGGGCCCGCGACCACCACCCCGACCTCATCATCGACTGCACGCGCCGCCTCGCGGGCGACGCGATGGGACTCCTCGGGGAGCGCAAGATCTGGCTGCACCGCGGCCTCACCCAAGCCGAGCGGCGGACCACCCTCACGCACGAGATCATCCACATCGAGCAGCCAGACGCGAGCGAGGCAGCCGTCGAGCGGGAGACGGCACGCCGGCTCATCACCACCGACCAGCTCGTCGACGCCTTCCGGTGGCTGCGGCACCCGACCGTCGCCGACCTCGCCGACCACCTGTGGGTGGACCGGCAGGCGGCGGCGTGCCGAATGCAGCACCTCGACCCGATCGAGGTCGCACAGATCGAGGCCGCCACCGACGGCGACTGGTCGTGGACGGCATGA